GCCGAATTATACCTGTTTTGTAAGGGTCGGCTCCCAACATAATCAGCTGTCCCAGCTCAAGCTGCTGGGTGTTGGCTGCTTTCCGGCTCGTCACCAGTTGAAACTCACCTGGACGGTGAAACCGGCGGATAAAAGAAAGGGAGAAGTACTGATCCACCTCCCCCCTTAATTCCAAACCGGGCGATAAGATACGCAAAGGCTTCATAACCCACCTACTTTCTCCATTTTAAACTACCTCCAACACAGGACGCCAGCCAAACCAAGCTCCCCGGTCATTTTTTGCTACGGTTGAGCCGCCCATCGCATAATCGTAAGCATAACAGTTTGCCGAATATCCCGCCATTGTCTCTTGTGCAAGGCTAAATTTGCCATTCGCGTCACCCGGTTGTCCCAGGTACAATTCTTCGTTAGTCAAAGTATCCCAATGAGGATAATAGCTTTCATGAACCCGTTGAAGCAAATACTGTTCCCTCCCCGGACCAGTCTCCGGCTCCCCATCTCTGATGCGTAGCAGCCTACATTGATAAGTGATTCCATCTTTCGTAATTTGTTTAGTCCCGTAAACACAACCGGCATTGTTAAGATCGTTCCAGGACAGAGCATAACGAATCGGTTTTTGCGCTAAAAACAATATTTTGCCGTCAAATGCAAATTTAAGCCACTCGGTATTACTGCTGCTATAAAATAGCCCGCTTCCTATAGATACGCCCGCTGCAGAAGATAACTGGCTTCCCGTATATATCCCTGTATATCTACCAAAATATCCAGCACCCATATCACCATGGCTCAAATACAAAGGACCAGGTGCGCCCCTGTAATCATCAGGGGCTGGAGTCAATGTTCCCGTTATCCCAAACAAGGTAACCCCTTGACGAATGTTGGCAGCGGTAAAGTTAGCATCGCTCCTCTGCACACTGTTCCCCGTTGTCCCGTCATAATAGCCGGGCTGGGGCCGAAGGCGGATGGTCGTACCACTTCGAGATAGGCTTTGAGCAGTTACATGCCCGGTGCGGTTGGGCATGGTGCCACTAATTCCAGTCTCTTCATCATTACTGAAGGTTTTGCCGGATAAGACATGCTCCGGCCTGGCATCGCCTTCTGCCCCAATGGGAATTAAATCACCCACTTTAGGTCTCGTCATGCTTCCACCACCTCCATAAAAGTTTTACCGTTAATAACCACCAGCCGGTACTTTACCCCGATAAAATCCGGATCTGTACCGACATCTTCATAGCTGTGGGGATTGATCGTATCCTCTTTATGATCCGTTAAGTCCTGAGCATTTTCATTTAAGAAGTTTTCTACCGATACCCCGTCGCCTGTAATTACATTGCTTGCCGAGGTCACCGGGTACAAGTTCTCCCAGCCGGTATTGGCTGTGTTGCGTTTCCTGATGACTATGTTCCTATCCGCCATTTCGTCACCACCTTAAATAACTGCAAACCAGATTTCCCCAGGCTCGGTCACCGCCGGTTCTTGGAAAGCCTCTGAGGTTTCAATCCTTGCTCTTTCGGCAAACTCAGCCGCATCCACCCGGCCGTTGTTGTTGGTGTCATAGACATTTTTCAACATATCGCCATACCCGGCTTCGGATACGGAGTTGTCCACATAGGTTTTAACCGCCTTTTGCGACGGCACCTTTTCATCACTGAAGCCCAGCTCCACATTAGCATCTACCTGAGACTTGGCCAGCTTGGTACCAATCTGGTTGCTAACAGTAGTAGCAAAGTCAGGGTCATTCCCCAAAGCCTCTGCTAATTCACTTAGAGTGTCTAAGGTTTCCGGAGCGGAATCAACTAGAGCTGCAATTTTACCATCCACATAAGCGGTAGTAGCTTTGGCATTCCAGTCCTCCCGTTCACTGGAAGTAATGTGGGCAGTGTTGTTGTTTATGTGACTGGTTAGATCCGCTCCATCGGCCTTTTCATTCCAGCTAGCTCTCTCGGTAGCGGTGATATGCTTGTCGGTATTATTAACATGCTGTTCCATGGTTTCGCCACCGGTGGAGGTAACTACCGCTGCTTTGGTTGCCGGGCACAGATTTATCCAACCGGTATTGTCCTGGTTCCGTTGTTTAATTTGAATGTTTATTTCGCTCATTTTTATTCCTCCCTAAAAATTAGATGGGTTTAAACCATAAACTAGCCTCATCCTCCGGCGGCGTAGTGCTAGTTTGGGCATTAAAAAAATCCACCCCACCACCGCCCAAGCTGGGCGCCTCACCCACATCCTGCAGCCACAAGGTGTGCTCATGAAAACTTGCCGGTGTGGTCGGGCTTAGCTGAATAAGCTGGGCAAATTCCGTCTGGGTCACCAGATTGGTTACTTCCTTAATCTCGTTAAACCAGCTTTGCCAGGCTTCATAAAACTCCCCTCCGGGCTCTTTTATTTTTTCCTCCACCCAGTCTGCCCAGATCTGTTGGAATATTGCCAGTTTCGCTTGTAGGTTTTGGATGAAGGTCTGAAACTCCAGATCGGTATCGCTTTCTTTCTCGCTTAGGTAATCCTGCCAATCACCTAGGTGCTCATCCCCCAGGCTTTTTTTATGCTCCAGATAAGCCTGCCACTCCAAAAAAATAGCGGTGCTATCCACCTGTTCAAAGAGATGGGTAACCAGACCGCATACTTGTGGGTGTAAACGTTCATCATTAATTTGATGGGCTTCAATAAAACTTTTTCCGGCTATGATCTCCACCTGGGCCAGTGATAGTTCATACACATTGGCATCCCGGGTCAGTGCCGGGGGCTTAGGCGAGTCCCCTGGTTCTCCTTTCAGGACAAAGGCTTTGACATACCGGTTTTCTAAGGTTTTATCCAGCCGGATAACCACCCGATCAATACGGTTTAAGCTGGGGTCAGCAATCTCATGCTCCACCACCAGAGGTTCACCTTCAATCTTATACAAATAACCTTCAACCCAGGCATAGCCCGGCTTGATGAATACCTTCATGTCCTGGCTGCTAGTTCCCACCTGCAGGTTTTCGCCGCCGGTAAAAATTCCGTTGCGGATAAACTGCCGGAAGTATTCGGCAAACTCGTCAGCAGTATAATGACGCTCATCTTCCCCGTCAATACTATCAAAAAAGCGGTATTTTTCAGCCATAAAATCCCCCCTCTCTTTACAGCCCGATATAGCGGCTGTACCAGCGGACGGTGACTTTGGTTTTAATGCTATCGTTATTGCTGGCGTAACTTAACAGGTTCTCCCCCGGCACCAGCTGCCAAAAGGTGCTGTTCAGGTCGATATAGTGAAAGGCGTTTGCTCCATTGATTAGCACATGTTTCTTACCAAAAGCAGTGCAGATGTCTAAAACATCCGTCTCCCCCAGCTCCCGGTTCACCCGGATATACTCCCCAGTAGTTTCGTTGGTCACTGTGGGATTAATAGCTGGTCCTCGAAACTCAACGGTCACCGGTGTGGCCACATCTCCTTCATTGATGGCTTTGCGGCGAAAACCCCGGTGGGAAAAACTTGTCGGGAGGGTTAGCTTAAACCGGATCCCGCCCATTAAATAGGAAAGCTCCCGGCCCTGGTGAACTGGATCTAGCCAAAAGGGCTGGTGACAGACCAGGTGCAGGAGAAACTTTTGGTAATATAGCCCTTTGTTTCCCCGGTCATCGGGAAAAACAGGCGTAGTTTCAGCCATGCCGGTGATTTCTTTCCCTTCATAGGTGACTTTCACTTCCCCCAGTTTAGGATTCAACACCCGCTGCAGTTTGCGTCTAGCTTGCAACACCGCTTCCGGCCGGTCTTTGGTCACGATCATCCCTTCCATGGTAAGGAAACGGTTCTCCAGAGTATTATCCAAATAAGTAGAGCCGTCTTGCTCCGGTGCCTTTTGGCTTTCTAAAACCACCGCCACCTCACCAGCCCCATCCAAGCTTTGCAGGAAATAGGGGGCCTGGTTACCCAAGATAATGCTCTCTCCTTGCTGATTAGTAAGCTGTATCTCCGTCATGTCGTATCCCCTCCTACCATTCCAGGGCCAGCTGTCGGGAGGCGTTTTTTATTCTCCGGGCTGTCTCCACCGGGGTAAGAGGGGTTGGGCTGTTGATGGTGATGTGCTGAGTGATCCCTTTGCTGTCCCCTAATATCTTCTTGGTTTCATGGTCATTGTAAACTCTACTTCCTCTAGGTAGGGCCACCAGCTCCGGGCCTAACTCACCTACCATAACAAGCCCTCCCGGAAAGAAGCTGGTACCGCTATAGGCTCCACCTTCACCTCCACCTGTAATGGTGCTGATCACCCGTGTGATGCGTTCCTTGATGCTAAAGACTTTTTCTTTGACACTGGTGGCGTTCCATTCCTTAATCCGATCAATGGCACTGCTAATAGCTTTTTTAATCCGGTCTAAAGCACCGGTTACCTTATCGGCCATCTCGCTAAATTTAATACCAGTAACCCTTTCCATAGTGCTCAAAGCACTGTCCCACACCGTTTTATATTCTTCAGTGTAAGCACCGATGAGCCCCTTGATGCCGCCGCCATGCTCATCGATTTTACTTTGCATAGCCTGCCAGCTTTCTGACGTTTTGCTTTTTAGATTTTCCCAGGTCTCAAAGGTTTTGGCTTTAACCTCACCCCAGGTAGTGCTGACATTGGTTTTAATCGTGGCCGCTGTTTCAGCAGTATTAGTTTTAATCTCATTCCATCTATCGCTTATATCGGTCCGGATGTTTTCCCATTTCTCCGCTGAGTCTTTCTTTATCTCTTCCCATCTATTTTTAACATCCTCTTTAATTGACCTGACTTTATCGGCAATATCTGCTTTCATGACCTGCCATTTAGACTTTATTTCCCCGGTTTCCCAATCCACCTGATTGACATGTTCCTTAGCTTGGGCTTTAGCTTCTTCCACTACCTTTTGGTGCATCTCTTCAGCCTTTGCAATTGCTTCATCCTTCTGGCGGGCAGCTTCTGCAATTAACTTCTCTGCCTGTTCTTCCGATATGGCCCCGGCTTCATCCCTTTGACGGATGATCTCTTTTAGCACTTCATCATACTGTTCTTCCGCTGCCTGAATGGCGCCCTCTTTTTGCTTTAAACTGTTTTCCACCACTTCAGCAGCTTGTAAGGCAGACATTTCCCCGGCATGTTCTTTCAGGCGCTCCATAATGGCTTTAGCCTCAATTTCGTTTTCAGAGAGAACCTTAATACCGGTATCCACCATTTCTTGTTGAATGGTGTTTATCTCTTCTTGTTCTTCTCTGGTGAGTGCCCTTTTCTTCGCAGAAGCAGTATCCAGGATTTCTTTGATCCGGGCCTCGCCATCTGTAATCGCCTGACTCCTGTTTTCATAGCCCTCCTGCATATTGTTTAGGATCTCGTCCTGCTCTTTTTTAGATAATGCAGAGCTGCTATTTAAAAAACTCTGCATTTTGGCTAAAGACTCTTGGTGGTGTTCATCAAGGCCAGCCTGAATCTGCTTAGCCATCTGAGTAAAATTGCCGGCTATGTTACCCGCCATCTCTTTACTTACTTCCTGGCCGCTCCAGGATAGTTGATTTAAAGCCATGGTAGCTTCATCGTTAAGTTCTAAAAAGCTGCCTACCGCTTGCTGAGTGGCTTCCGAAATCTCATCTCCAAACAGGTTTACTGCCGGGATGGCATCAGATTTTAGATGCCTGTATAAAGCTATACCGCCTGCGGTCAGCCCCGCTATGGCAGCAACAGCAAGCCCGATGGGCCCAGTGGCGATTGTTACGACGGCACCTAAAGCAGGGAACCCTGCCGAAAGCCCAGCCACCACAGTGGCTCCGCTGGCCATGGCTGCAGACATAGCCCCAAGGCCCGTTATCAGCGTTCCGAGGGTAGAGATTAACGGCCCAAAGACTAACAATAAAGGGCCAATAGCAGCAGCGAGACCGGCAATGACAACTATAGCGGTTTTTATCTCTGGGTTTAGATCAGCAAACCAGCCTACTGCTTTTTGCACCATGGCCACTATCTTTTCTAAGGCCGGGAGCATAGCATCGTAAAGCTGCAGAGCCGCACCTTCAATAGCACTTTTAAGTTCCGTTAGCCGACCTTGTAAGTTGTCCTGCATCTCTTTCGACATACGCTCGGCAGCACTGGTGCTGTTGTTGATCGCACGAGCCAGCTTGTTATATTCTTCCTCACTGGTGTTTACTATGGCTAAAAGGCCGCTCATGCCCTGCTGTCCGGCGATCTGTGCAGCGTAGAAGGCCTGCTGTTCAGGATCAAGGTCCTGGAATGCTTTCCGTAAGTCGTCCATTACTTCCGCTAAAGATTTCATATTACCGTCTGTATCTGTTAGCGATATTCCTAATTGATCCATAGCCATGCCAGACTCTTTAGTCGGCTTTACAAGGCGGGTAAGAATTGTGCGCATGGCTGTCCCGGCCTGACTGCCTTTGATTCCTGCATTGGCCATTAAACCTAAAGCTATAGCGGTATCTTTTGCTGCATACCCAAGGGAGCCGGCCACAGGCGCAACGTATTTAAACGATTCCCCGAGCATCGATACATTTGTGTTTGAACTTGAGGCTGCGGCTGCCAGGGTATCGGCAAACTCACCGGCCCTTACTGCCTCCATGCCAAAGGCGGTCATGGCATCGGTTACGATATCGGATACCGTGCCCAAGTCCTCTCCGGAAGCGGCGGCTAAGCTAAGCACACCCGGCAGGCCGTCTAACATCTGCTGCGTATCCCAGCCGGCCATGGCCATATATTTTAAACCTTCAGCAGCTTCACTGGCACTAAACTTAGTGGTAGCACCCATCTCTTTTGCTATATTCTCAAGTGCCGCCAAATCGCTTCCCGCTGCTCCGGAGATGGCACCTACCTCTGACATAGCCGCTTCAAAATCCATCCCGGTTTTAGCTACCACTGCACCTAAACCCACCAGGGGAGCGGTAACTTTCATAGACAAATTTTTGCCAATGTCGGTCATTCTTTTGCCCACATCTTGCAAAGAACGTCCTATGGGCTCCAAGCGCTGGGAGAGTTTATACCAGCCGGAGGACTGTATTTCAATCTCCCGGTTGATATCCTTTAAATCCTGCTCCATGCGGACCAATTGGGTTTTAGCCCGGTTCAGCTTTATCTCTAAGTCCTGGGTAGCTTTTGCGTCCTTGCCTTTGGTCTCCACTGACTTTTGGTGGGCTGCTTCCAAAGCCTGAACCTTTTGACGTTGCAGCTCAGTCTGTTTAGTAAGGCTATCGGATCTTAATTTCAAGCTGTCCAGCTCTTTACCGTGTTTGCCCATCTCGGCACTGGCCAGCCTAAACTCCGATTGGACTTTGCACATCTCCCGGTTTATACCGCTGATACCATTTTGAAAGCCAGTAGAATCTAACCCGATTTTTACATTCAGTTGCCCGATCTCTTTAGCCATTATCTCACCACCTTTTGGGCATAAAAAAAGCACCCTTTACGAGTGCTCTTTGCAACTATTTATTATCCAAGTGCTCTTAACTGTGCTCTATTATCCAGCCCAGTAAATCTTTATTATTCACCGTTCCGTCAGCTAAACCCAACCCAAGTTTAATTAGCTCATCATCCGTACACTTAATCTCAATGCCATTAATTTCAAGAAAGACAAGCATGACTAGTGTTCCAATGCGCTTGTTCCCGTCTATAAAAGGATGATTGTTTATGAGGAAAAAACCTAACTTCGCCGCTTTAGCTTGAACGGTCTTGTATACATCTTCCCCATCAAACGTCTGAAAGGGGGCATTTAAGGCTGAATCTAATAGACCTTCATCCCTGATGCCCTCACTTCCCCCGGTTTCTTGAATAAGTAGCCTGTGCATCTTTATAACTTGGGCTTTGGTAAGTCTTTTCATTTTGATAATTCCTCAAAGGCTTTTATGTGCTTAGACAACAGCCTTTTAGCAACCTTTTCTACTTCCCCATCACCGATTGACTCAACTTTTTCTAATTGGCTGTATTCTATTAGCACATAACGAGGCACATTATTCTTCAAAATCACCGCTACTCCATTTTCGTCCACCAATCTTGCTACCTTAGAGAAGTTTTGATTGGCCTCAGAAATGGAAACCAAATTGCTGATATTGACTTTCACAAAAATCAACTCCTTTCTATTTATATTATACCCCCGTTTAGGATAAATTCAACCTAACTAATTATAAATAGAAAGGGTGTCTCCCATAAACTATAAAACATTGTCGATATACACCATTTCATCTCCCCGTTTTCGATTAAGCAGTTTAAGATAATAAACGATGTCCATGGTGTCAATATCGTTTAAAGTCCAGCCTTGTTCCAACAAAGCCAGATAAAGCCGGTCGATAAAGTCTTGGGGCTCCATGGCGTTCCCCGCTATTCGTTTTTTCCCTCACCTGCCGTAGCCTCCCCCACAGCTCCCACCACTTTATTGATACACCTGGTGATGGTGGGGATTAAATCTTTGGAGGCCAGGCCGTCATAAAGTTCATCGCGGGTAAACTGGCTCCGAAATAACTCTACGATATAATCCATTAGTTTGTCTAGTTCCTCGGGGGAGATGTTGTCGAAATTTATCTCTTGTGACACAGCAATAGTCTTTCTGACCATCCGGGCGCTGATAAAGCCTGCTGTATAGGTTTTATCCTTGCCCTTAATTTTCAGTACAATTTCCACAGCTTAAAAGCCCCCTCTCTAAAACCCCTGTTCAGACACATCACCAGGCACTTGATTAAACCAGGTGTCTGCTCCTATAAAATCTTCGCCATCTTCATCTGCTGTGTGTTTCCACTCGCCATCATACACCCGGGCCATAAAGGTAAACTTCACTTGAGGAGTTTTATGCTCCACACTATCCTTCTTGGTGGAGAAATCTTCTGCTATAGGCTGAGCTACCCCTTTTAAGAGCCACACGTAGCGGTACTTGCCGTTAGACTTTA